ACTAAAAGAAACAGAAGAAGGAAGGGAATACTTAGCTGACTGTTGGAGACTCCAACAAACAGAGCCTGATTATAATGCTATTAAAAAATTTAACAACATGAAAAGATAGATAGGAGGTTCTTTTAATGTTAGATTTAGGAACCCTTCAAGCGCACATAAAATTAGATGGTGCAGATAAATTTAAGGAAGACTTAGATACTTCAAGTTCTAAAGCTGATGGACTTGGCGCGAAGTTAAAAGGTGGTTTAGTAAAAGCGGGCAAGGTTATGGGTACTGCCTTTGTTGCAGCGGGCGCCGCAGCTACTGCCGCTTTTGGAGTTATTACCAAAGGCGCGCTAAGTGCATATTCAGATACAGAACAACTTAGAGGAGGTGTAGAGAAGCTATTTGGTGATGATGCGGCCAAGGATGTAGTTAAGAATGCAGATGCGGCCTTTGCTACAGTAGGTATTAGCGCCAATAAGTACATGGAGAATGTTACAAGTTTCTCTGCTTCTTTAATCTCTTCAATGGGAGGCGATACCAAAGCCGCCGCAAAAGTAGCAGATATGGCTATGCGCGATATGGCTGATAATGCAAACGTATTTGGTACTGATATGGAATCAATAACGAATGCTTATCAAGGTTTTGCGCGAGGCCAATATCAACTACTTGATAATTTAAAGCTTGGATATGGAGGAACTAAGGAAGAAATGGAGCGCTTACTTGCAGATGCGGGTAAGCTCACAGGACAGAAGTACGATATAAGCAACTTAAATGATGTTTATAACGCAATCCATGCAATCCAAGAAGAACAAAACATTGCGGGAACCACTGCAAAAGAGGCAACGAAAACTATAAGTGGTTCTATCAACGCAACCAAGGCCGCATATCAAAACTTTCTTGCGGGATTAGCAGACCCAAATGCGAACTTAACTCAATTGGTTGATAATTTGGTTGACTCTGCTATGAACGTTGCGGATAACGTAATTCCTGTGATTTCAAGAATTACTGATTCTATTGGTGATGTACTGCCGCAGCTCACAGATAAGATTGGACAGTTACTCCCTAAAATTCTCCCAATAATCTCCAACTTAATTCTACAGATTGGTAAAGCGATACCTAATCTTTTGAGGGGAGTGATTGGAGCCATAACAAGCTCTCTGCCGCAGTTTATTGATGCGGGAATCGAATTATTCAATGGATTAGTTAAAGCGCTCCCTGAGGTGATAAATGAGCTTGTGGCGGCACTCCCGCAGATAATCAATGCAATTGTGGCTGCGATACCACGATTAATTCCCGCTATTGTACAAGCGGGTATTACATTGTTTACCGCACTTGTACAGAACTTACCCGCAATTATAGCTGCAATTGTGGCTGCGGTTCCTCAGATTATTAGTGCTTTTATTAGTGGATTGAATGAAGGTGCGGGACAGATATTTAAAGCGGGAGGCTCTGTAATGATGAGCCTTGTAAAAGGAATAGCTGCCGCGATAAGTACATTAGGCGCGCCGCTAAGTAAAATGAAGGCATTAGTTGCTTCTGCGGTTAACTCAGTAAGAAGCAGATTTACTGCCATGAAGAATGGAATTAGCAATGCAGTTGGGGCTGTAAAGAATGTTGTAGCGGGAATGGTTAGTTCCATTTCAAGCGCTTTTGGTAAGATACCTTCACTTATCAATAGAGTGATTGGATTCTTTAAAGGATTAGGTGGAAAAATCAAGAGCGCAGTTGGTAACTTAGGTTCACTATTAGTAGGCGCGGGACAATCAATTATGAGTGGTTTACTTAGTGGAATTAATGAGAAGTGGGAAGCTATTAAAACTAAAGTCTCAGGAATGGGCAAATGGATTAAAGAGCATAAAGGACCGAAGAAGTACGATTTGAACTTACTTGTAGAAAATGGTGGATGGATTATGCAAGGCTTAATGGATGGATTAGATAAATCTATGCCCGCTTTAAGAGATAGATTAGGTGGAATTGCTGATACTATCCAAGGTACTAAGTTCAATGCTACTGCCGCACTTGCTTATGCAGATGGCGCGGGAGCGAATGGAGCAACAATGCGCACTTCAGAAGATACAACTTATAACGTTTATATTAATGGAGCTAAGATTAATGATGATAAGCAAATTGAAGGTAAGTTTAAAGATTTGCTTACTTCAATGGCTCGCAAGGGGATGATGTAATGGCACAAGCTACAAAGACAACTTTAAATAGTAAACTACCTGTGGTATCTAAGATTGCATTTTGTACCTCTGCGGGCGCGAATATGGCAACTAAGATATATACAGGTGAGAATGGAAAGTTTACACGTTATGTTGGGTTTAAACAGAACTCTAAAACTTATCCATTCCAAATACAATATAGACAACGTTCAAGATATACTAACACGAACTCTAAAAGCGTAGGCGCGCAGTGGACTAATTGGAGTGCTTGGAAGAACGCAGTTGCAATTTCCGGAATTCCAATTGAAACTACTGAAGCAACAAAACCTGTGAATAAATGGTTAAAAGCAAATAAAGGAGTTAATAAGAAGGGAACATATCAAACCTTCTTTACTATGAACAACTACCAAATACCTACTACTTATGATGCGAGAGAGTTTCAATTTAGAATTAGAACTATTAATAAGGCAAAAGCTAAACATGGTAATTGGACTACTCAAACATTAAGTGTTTATAAGCGCGCCGCAGTAGTAGATGAAACAATTATAACTGCAAGTGATGGAGGAATTAAAGTTAAGTTCAACTATATTTGGGATAGAACCGCAAGTGTTAAAGTCAACTCAATTAAAGATTCACAAGGTAGAGAACTTTTGAGAAAAGCTTTTACTTCAGGTGTAGATGCGGCCTATCTAACTAGTGAAACTACTCCAACTCCGCGCACAGGTTATCAAGGTGGCCAAGTTCTTATTGGAATGAATAGATTAAAGAGAAAGGTTGAGGTTGGAGAAACTTTAACTCTTGGTGTGAATTTTGTTACAGGAGATGGCGCGCCAACTGCATTGGCTTCTGGAACTGTCATAGAACCAAGAAGGGATATATCTATGGCAGTAAATCATACTTGGGATGAAGATAGAGGTTTGTTAACTGTTACTGCTACTAATAATGGAAGTATTACTCTTGCAGATGTGGGATGTAATGTATCTTATACCTATAACGGAAAAAGTTATGGCGCTGCCGCAGTATCTGTTACAAAGAATCTTGAAGTTGGTGGTACATCAACCTTTTACTTCTATCCTCCAATTGGAATTCCTTTAACTCTCAATGTAAAAGAGGAAGATGAGCTTGATTATAAAGATTCAGAACCAACACAAACCTTCACACTTTCCGCAAAGGGATATAGATTTAATAAAATTGATTCTCTTACAACTTGTGGTGTTGCTTGGGGTGATGTGTCTTATGAGATTAGCGCGGCGCCGCAATTTGAAACTGCCTTACCATATGGAAGAGATAGCAATGTAATTTTCTATGGACAAGGAACCACAAACACAATTGGTTTTACTGCAACAATTGTAGATAAGGATAACTGCTATGGAGGCAGCTACAGCCGCAAATCTGCATGGGATACAGTAAGAAATAACCAAGGTGTGTACTACTTCCGCACAAGCCAAGGCGATATGTACAAGGTTGGACTTACGGGAGTAAATATTAGTCACGATAAGAAAGACTTATTTGCTCTGAAAGTTGATATGTTGGAGGTAGTGTAATGGCATGGAGTTGGAACGAATCAGGAAGAATTGATAGTTTTTATTTTGAGAAGATAAGTCCAAAGGATTTGAATACTTCTCTTGGTAGTCTTGATTGTCTCGTTATAGGCGGGACAATCAACTACTCTTACTACTCTGATTTAAAAGTGAGTGGAGAACTTCAAGTAATTAATGCAAAAAGCTCCATGAGTGAGGAAGAGTATTTGATAAGAATTTGGTATACTCCTTCACTCAATGGAGAAACGCAAAAGATAAAGATTGGTACTTTCTATTTTACTGCGGATTTGCACTATGAGAATGGAATGTATAGAGGTACTGTTCAGTTACGTTCTTTACTCGCGCGCCATATTGATGATGTGACAGTTCAGAAGTGGACTTTATCCAAGAACAAACTTGCTTCTACTTGTTTTAAAAATGTATTCTCAGCTCTTGGCGGCTTCCCATTAATTAATGGAATTGTTGATAAGAAAATTTCCAAACAACACGTATTTGATGTTGGTGTAACTCCTATGAGTATATTGCAGTATATCGCAGATTACGTAGGTGGAGAGATAACTGTTAATCCTCATGGGCAAACTGTTCTTCAGAAATATTTAAGCCCATCAAATAAGAAGAAGAACATTTCACACTATGTAACTGCGAACGCTAAAAGTGTGGTAAAACCTGGAATTGATATTTCTAATTCTATAAAGGAAATTCCCAATAGAGTTGTTTGTGTTTATGAAAGTCAAACAGGTAAGAAGACAACTCAATATATTGGCAAGGCCGCACTTGCAGCGAAGGAGGCGCGCAGTTATCAAAATACAGGAAAGTGGACAACTGTTTATTACAATATCTCCAATTGTAAGAAGCCTTATGTAAAGAACTTAAAAG